TTGTCTATGTTGACTATGTCCAGTTGATGTCTCTTGGTGGAAAGAAGACTGGTCTCTCCAGAGAGCAAGAACTATCTGCTATCTCAAGGAATCTGAAGTTGATTGCAAAGGAGTCCAACATTCCAATGGTAGTTCTTTCACAACTATCCAGAGGAGTAGAATCAAGACAGGACAAGAGACCAATCCTTGCAGACTTGAGAGAGTCTGGTTCATTGGAACAGGATGCTGATGTTGTCACCTTCCTATTCAGACCAGAATACTATGGTATCATGGAAGCAGAAGGAGGACATTCAACCAATGGACTGGGAGAGTACATCATTGCCAAACAGAGGAATGGTGGAACTGGTATCTGTCCAATGAGATTCCATCACAACATCATGAAGTATACAGACATGAATGTCTATCCACATGGTCAAACACAAGATGAATTCTGATGAAGACTTGCAAAATCTGTAGAGTGAAGTTCACTCCATTGTACTCATCTCTTCAACCAACTTGCATCAATCCAAAGTGTCTTCTATCTTGGGCAAAGAAAGTGGATGAGAAGAAAGGGAAGAGAGAGATGAAAGCAATGAGAGAGAGACACAAGTCAATCTCTCAATGGAGAAGAGAACTGCAACAAGTGTTCAACAAATTCATCCGAGAAAGAGACAAGGGAAAAGGATGCATATCATGTGGGAATAAACTTCAAGGGAAGTATGATGCTGGTCACTACTACTCTGTTGGTTCATATCCAAACTTGAGATTCAATGAAGACAATTGTCATGGTCAATGTGTCCATTGCAACCAGCATCTTCATGGGAATCTTCTGGAGTATCAGATAGGAATCTTGAAGAGGATTGGAAAGCATAGACTGGAAGAATTAGAATCACAGAGGAATGAACCATTGAGACTTCCTCTGGATGAAATCAAAATCAAAATCAATTTATACAAATCAAAAACAAAGCAACAATGTACCAAGTAGAATCAGTAGAATTGCCACAGGCAAAAGGAAAGAAATCAATCTACCCATTCAAGACTCTTGAAGTCGGTGAATCATTCTTCATCTTTTGTGAACCAGAGCAGATGACCAAGACACAAAGGAAGATGTCTGCTCTATGTGTGATGTCTGGGAAGAGACATGGAAAGAAGTTTGTCACCAGAAGAGTTGACAATGGTGTGAGAATCTTCAGAATAGAGGAGGTGAAGTCATGACTATTGACCAAGCAAAGGACAAAGTCAAGAATGATATTCAACACTACTACAACAAGGAGCAAGTGATTGAACTGCTTGACAAGTTGACTATCAAAACAACATCACACACTTTAACACTATTCTGAGTATGAAGCCAAAAGTCAAAACATGGTTGAACCAGATTGAATCTGGAATGATATCCAGCAACACAACAAGGATACTTCACTACATCATGATGCATGATGGATGCACTATCCTACACATGAGAGAAGACTTGCTCTGCTCACATCAGACATTGACTGCAATCATCTCTGCATTGATGGATGAAGGACTGGTCAAATCAATTGGGGAGATTGAAGTTGATGGTTCACACTACTCCAGAATGAAATATGTATCCGACTCTGTAGACAGAATCATGCAAATGAATAAGAGGAGAGAGGAGAAATTCCACAGATTCATTCTTTCTATGGGTGAATATCTGGACAAGTTGGATGTCATCCAGCAGCATCTGGATGCTTTGAAGTTGGAAGATATTAATCACACACACACACATCATGAGTCTACTGAACTGGAATCAAAGAGTCAAGGACATATTCAAGGAAGTCTATTCTGACTTCTATGTATATAGATTGACCAATAGACACATCACTTGGTGGAGAAGCATCTACATAGTGACCATGCTCTTGTCTATCTATCTCTCATATGCTGATGACTTGTGCTGGTTGAAGACTTGGTTCACCATCTTCTTCATTCATACTGGAGCAGTAGTGATTGACATCCTGTACATCCGCTCCAGATTCAACATCATGGTAAAGAGACTGAGTGATGATGGTATCAAAGTCACAATAGATTACATCATCTACATTTGTGAGGACATTCTTCCAGATTAACTGATACAAAGAGCATCCAGATTGGATGCTTTTTTGTTTTGTAACTTGCTGAATTTCAAGCATCAAAAAAATATCTCACATGATTGTTGTGTGATGTCTATCTCTGTCTATATTTGATGCCATGAACAACACACATACAACCAATTCAATTGCATCTGGAGACAAGTCAATGAAGATTCATGTCTCCAATGGTGCAAGAACACTTTGCAATAGAAAATCTCTGCACAAGGAAGACAAGCAAACATTCAAAAATGCTCTTGAAATTGCTCCAGAACTTTGTTGTGCAAAGTGTACTGCTATCATCAACAGAATCAAATAATCCTCAAACACACACACACATGACACAAAGAATCACAATCCTATCTCAAGGTGCTAAAAGCAAGATGTACACACTATGGAACTACAATGTTGGTAGTGCCTATTGCAAGCCACAATACATCAAGAATCTTTCTACTGACTATGATACTGCTCTCATGCTTGCAGAGCAGTTTGCAGAACGTGCTGGAAGAGAATTGTGGAATGATGCTATGGAATCTCTCAAACCAATCCTCAGAAGTCAGCAGATGACTCCTACTATGGTGAAGTTTGGGAAGAACAAAGGAGTAGAATTGAAAGATTGTGAACCAAAGTTCATCATCTGGGTAGCAAAAGGATGTCCATTGTATAGTGAGAAATATGAGAACTGGATGAATCATTGTTTTGGTGGTAGTGAATTTGAATCATATGCTCAATCACTTGCAGTAGAACTTGGTCTTGGAGTGATATACAAGGAGAAGTTCTATACTACAGAGCAGTATCAGAAAGTAGTTGAGAAGGAGCAGTTGATGTCTTCTCTGGTGAATGGTCATCACAATACTGATGGTCAAAGATTGGACTTGACTTTGACTTGCATCAAGCAGACTGGATATGAGTCTCAATATGGATTCATTAGTGTGTATACTTTCATTGATGCTGACAAGAAAGTGTATACCTACAAAGGAGGAACATTGACTCAGACAACCAAGAACATTGAGGGAACAGATACTTGGGATACACAAGAAGGAGTGAGCAAGGATATGACCATCACTTGCAAAGCAACCATCAAGCATTCTACCTACAAGGATGAACCAGTCACATTCATTCAGAGATTGAAGATTGCTGACATCAACAAAGCATACTAAGAAACAAACACACAAAATCATATACTCATATGGCAACAAGAAATTCAAGACCAAGGACACAAACAAACTACATTTTTGTGAATCATAACAATCAGAGATTCATGTTGGATACTGGTGCTTTTCAAACAAAATCAATAGTTTATTCAACCAAAAAAGATTTGTTAAATGGGAAAATTGAAATTCCTAAGATTGAGAATCCTAAAAATTTGAGTACAATTTTAATCACTTGTTGTAAGAAAGATGAAGGAGGATTGAAGTTTGCTTGGATATGAAGGATTCTTGTTCAGCAAATGAATCACCAGCATCACAAAGAAGAGGACTCAATAGAGTCCTTTTTTGTTTTCAGATGTATGAATACTTCCCATAGTTGGGATGCAGTTCAAAGTACATTCTCATCATCACCATATCTGCATAATCGGGAGAGATTCCATGTTGTCTCTGAATTTCTTCTTTGCTGGTCACAGAGAGTCTTGAATCTGAATCTGGATGTCTCCTCCTTATCATGTCCAGTTCTTTCACTAATGTGTCTCTATTGACCAATGGAAGGATGATTCTATTCTGCTCTATCATCTCAGCGAGTTTGAAGTAGCATTCTGCTTTCATATTCATGAACTTCTCTGGATGCTTTGCTCTTGCACCATTCTGGAATCCTCTACACTTCAAGAAGTCTGTTGCTCCTCCTCCTACACCATCTTCATCACAGATGATATTGGACAACTTGACTTGGTACTTTCTACTCAATTGTCTGATGGACTCCACAACTTCATTGATTCTGTTCTTCCTGTATTCAACCACATCAATCAACTGGAGATTCCTCCAGACTCCAATGGTAGTTCTATCCTTTCCAAGACGAGCAATATCTGCTGTGATGTACATCTCTCCAGTCTGGTCTTCATCTCTGAAGCATCTGAGCAAGTCATCATAGTTGAAGAGATTGTCTATTGATTCATCATAGTCCCAGTCTCCTTCCAGCAGTCTCTTTCTGTCTACTTCTGGGAGTCGGGAAAGAGTCTCATAGTATGTTGGAGGAAGATGATGATTGTCCATTGCAGTTGCTTGGATGAAAGCATACTGGTGTGGTAGTGTACCAGTCTTCCAAGGAGAGAAGATTTCATTGTACAACCATCCCTTGGAAGGATTGCAAGTCATCAATCCCTTGGGAGGAAGATTGTATTCTCTCAACTTGAATCTCACACGACTCCTCAAGATGTCTATTGCTTTCTTGGTGACTTGGGATACCTCGTCTACAAACCAGTCTGTGATTTCTAAACTTCCAAGTGAGTCAAAATTTTCATCTGAAGGATATGCATACAAGTCCTTCAAGACAATCTCACTTCCATTGCTGAAGGTGATGACATTTGATTGACCATTGAATCTATAGTCTTTGTCTGCTCTGAGTCCATACATCTGACAGACTTCAAAGAATGTCTTCAGAGTAGTCTTCTTCAATGTGTCCAGTTTACTTCTTCCAATGAGTCCTCTTGTACCTTCATATTTGAGTCTCCTCTGGACTTGCCATGCACAACCAAGAAAAGACTTGCTTCCTCCAGCAGCACCACCAAAGAGAACAAGTTCACATTCATGGTCTATTGCAAGATGTCTGAGAGCATCCAGTTGCTTGGGGAGAAACTCAATCATAGTAGATACTTCTTGTCACCAGTCAAGTCATGAAGTTGGAAGAATAGTTCATTCATTCTCTTGGATGCTTGGAGTGATGGTTTGATGAGTCGCTTGCAAGCAAGAAGAATCATCTCTTCCATCAGTTCCTGTTCTTTCTGTTTGATGTCTATTTCACTCATTGGAAAAACTTTTTGAATATGTATTTGATTTCATTGTTCCATAGATTGACTTCTACCTTGTTCCCATATGCAACAATCCTGTATCCATCAAAGTCCTGTTCAGTATGATACTCTTCTGTCATGAGTATGTTGGTGATGGTGTATGATAGATATGTCTGCATCTCAAAGTAGGAGTCTACAAAATCGGCAACCAAGTCTTCAAACTCATCTGCTGATAGATGCTGGAAGTCTTCCTTGTCATACCATAGTTCACCCAGTATGACTTCATCCTTTTGATTCCCAGAGATACGATAGTGAAGAAGTTCACCCAGTCTTCCCAGAGCATTGAACATCTCTTCTGACTTGTCATTCCCTTCATAGTAGTCTATCATGTCTTGGAATGTCATAGTATCCCAAGTGAGTCTTGGTTTGATATACTGGGATGTGGTGATTCCACATGACTCCAGTAGTTCAGCAAATGTGTACCATTCTTTCATCTGATGTATTCATGATTCTCACCAAGTCTCATCAATGTCTCCTTGTATTTTTGGTGACTCACTCCAATCACTTCACTCATATGCTTTGCCACATTGATTTGATTCTTGTGAAGCATCATGATTTCATTGACTGCTTTGTCCAAAGATATCTCTTTCACTTCAGCATACTTCTCCAGTCTCTCACTATGGTAGTTTTGAATCAAGACTGATGCTCCCATACTGGAACAATTCCTTGTTCTATACTTCTTCTTTGCTGGTCTCATAGGACTCTGATAGTTTTGATTTGTTCTCTGGTGCAAGTGAGTCCATACTCAGAGAGACAATCAGCAATCTCATTCAACATCCTCCTCAATTCAGCATCTGTTGCATACATATTCTCAATCTGGGATACACCATGAATGATGGTAGAATGGGTGAGACATCTTTCAAACATCTTTCCCAAAGATACAAGAGACATCATCCCTTGCTTGACATACTCTTGATTCATGCAATACATCACCAGATATCTACTGATGACTTTCTCTTTGATTCTGCTTCCAGATGATGGTATGTTGACTATTCCAGTCTGTGCTGATACACATTCACAGATATACTCAAAGGACTCCATAGATGGTTGAAGATGCTCATTCATCCTTCTGAAGATTCTACTACCATACTTCTTTGCATTCGGATTGAAATGGGGAAGTAGTAGTTCTATTGCTTCCATCTTGTGATGGTCTGGTATCAATGAGAGGACTGCATAGATAGAATCCTCTGCTCCTAATTTATCAGAGTGCATATTGGTGTGTTGGTGAGTTTAGATAGTTTCTTGATATGTTTCAATTGCATGGTATCTGGTTTGTCAATGTATCGATAGAGTGACCATCTACTGATGTTCATCTTCCTTGCACAAGACTCCTTTGTTCCAAAGTGTTCCAGTATATGCTCTTCCAGTCTGTTCATACAATTGTAGTTCATGTGATGCTGATTGCATCTAACTTTGAACAAAGATATGTCACTATTCTGCAACATGGAATCTTGTTTGGACATTCAATTGAGACAACATATGAACACATGGAAGTCATATGCAATTGGGTTGATGAGAGACAGAGTGAAAGGAGAAGACTTGCTGAGTGAAGTATTGCTCAAGATAGTAGACAACCAAAGAGAGAAAGCAGAACAACTTGCTTGTGAAGGAACATTCTTCTGGTATGTCAACAAAGCACTATGGAGAGGAGCAATCAATCAGTCATCATCCTTTGCAATCAAGTACACCAGATATGCAAGAAGTTGGAGTGATATGTCTATCAAGCATGAAGAGGAAAGGGAATCACCTTGGATGGGAAGCAGACTGGACAATGAGTATCTGGATGCATACATTCAACTGATGCCACAGATAGATGCAGTCATCTTGAGACTCTATATGCTGGATGACTTTTCCTATCAGAAGGTGAGTGATGAAACGGGAATCCCAATCAAGGACTTGTATAAGTTAGTAGAGCAAGCAATCAACAAAATCAAAAGGAATGTGGAATCTAAATGTACCAAAGTCAGTCCAAGATGGAAGACTGATGATATGTAGACAATGTAAGTTCTACAACCAGAATGGAACAAAACCAACTTGTGGTAGACCCATCATTGGGAATGCTCTGACTCCAGAACAGATTGAGGAGATAGAGCAAGAGAATGTAGTCACCTTCTACAGAAGGAAGACAAGACTCTGTGGATGCTTCCTCAAGGAGAAGACCAAGTTCACCTTCACATCCTGTCCAATTGGGAAATGGGGAAAGTATAGACTCAATGATGAGCAGACAGAGGAACTGAAGAAGTTCATGGAAGAACTCCCAAGCAAGGGAATTCTCAAGAGTGAAAACATTCTACTATTGAAGGAATGGTTCAACAAGATGACTGGGAGCAAGAAGCACATTCCCAATTGTCCAAGATGTATCAAAGACTTGATTGCTTCCATCAATGCACAACTGAATGAGATAGAAAAGTGAGAGACACAATCATACATACTACCATCATGATTCCAGATACCATCAAGTGTGGGAAGAATGTCTGGGATGGATACAAAGACACAAGTGATATCGGCAATGAACTACTATTCTTTGTCATTCTTGCTGGTGCTTTGTGCTTCATCATGCTTGGTGTACTGGATGCAATCAATCAGACCAACAAACACAAGTGATGCCTATACCTACACCAACACCAAATGAGGAGAAGACTGAATTCATTGCAAGATGCATGAGTGACTCCAAGATGATATCTGAATATCCAGAAGGAAAGCAAAGACTTGCTATATGTCAGACATCATTCACAAGCAAAAGTGAAGCAAAGTAGAAGCAAAACAGAAGCAAAACAATAGCGAAATGGAAGCAAATCAAAACCAAGACAGGAAGCAAGCAATGATAAATGCTCTTTCTCAGACAATGGGGATAGTGACTCAAGCAGTCAAGATATGTGGAATCAGTTCAAGGACTCACCACACATGGATGAAGGAAGATGAGGAGTATGCTTTTGCAGTTCAAGAAATCACAGACCTTGCAATTGACTTTGCAGAGAAGAAACTCTTTGAACTAATTGATGGAGCAGAGAAGGAAGTTCTTGCAAACAATGGTAGAGTCATGAAGATAAAGGATGCACCAAATACTGCTGCAACCATCTTCTATCTGAAGACCAAAGGAAAGAAGAGAGGATATGTTGAGCGACAAGAAATCACAGGAGAAGAAGGAAGACCAATCATTCAAATTGCTGGGAACATATGATGGAAGTATCACTACCAAAGAACTACAATAGTATCACATTGAAACAATATGTGGACTTCATGTGTGCAAAGACAGACATCACCAAAGCAATGATTGCAACTGGGAAGTCAAGAGAAGAAGTTGAGTCCATGCTCTTCCAGACAATTGACTTCATCAATGAGTCATTCTATGATGCTTGTGAAGTTGGTACACCAAGACATGAACAGACATTTGGTGCTGGAGGAATGCACATAGGATTCATCCCAGATATCAATGCTCTTTCATTCAGAGAGTTTGTTGACTTGGATGCAATGAGCAATCAAGTATGGACAAATGAAGGAGTCAACTTCAAGGAACTACCCAGACTCATGGCAATCCTCTTCAGACCAATTGAAGCGAAAGTTGGAAAGTTCTATACATTGAAACCATACTCTGGTGATGCCATACCAACATACATTGAGTACATCAACCAGATGACAATGGACAGAGTGAATGGTGCATTGGTTTTTTTTTCGACTATCGAAAAAGAATCACTACTCAATTCTCAAGCCTGTTCACTCAAGCAAATGAGGATGATGATGATGGAGACTTTTCCACACCAAGTGGACTTGATAGATGGGGATGGTATCACATCATTGAGTCAGTAGCAGAGAGAGACATCACCAAGTTCAAAGCAATCTTGGACAAGGATGCAAGAGAGATATTCACTCATTTGGCATACATGAGAGACTATCAAGTAGAGACAAGAAGACAAATGAGACAACAAAACAGATAGACAAATATGTTCAGTCAAGTATCATACAATGTAGTAGTAGAGAGATTCAAAGCATTTGCTGCTGGTCACTATCTCATCAAGAGATTCTCACATGGACAGATTGATGTCACCGATATCATGAAGGATGCTGAGTATCCTTGGATGCACATAGTACCAGTCTCAATGAATCCTTCTGCTGGAACTCGCTCCTTCTCCTTTGACATCATCTTTGCAGACCTTCCAAGAGACAAGGAAGACAAGACAGAGTATCAGAGAGAATCATTGAGTGATTGTATCAGACTTGCTGAAGACTTGCTTGCAGAGATTCAGAATGGGAACATCATCTTTGGTCAAGATGTGGAACTGGAAGATGGTGCATCCATCAGTCCATTCATGGAGGAGTATACTCATGTCTTGACTGGAGTGACTCTATCATTGACCATGACATTCCCTTGGGATTGGAATGCTTGTGAGATACCATCAGACTGGAGTGCTGGTGGTAGTGGTAGTGGAGGAACTGGAGGAGGAGGAGGAACATCACTTCTGCTCAAAGTGAACAATGTAGACAATGTCATCCAGACCATTCTCAATATAACTGCTGGAGCAAACATGACTATCACAGACCTTGGTGATGGGAGAGTCCAGTTTGATGCAACAGGAGATATAGGAACAACATGGGGAACAATCGGAGGACTACTTGCAGACCAACTTGACTTGCAGTCTGCTCTCAATCTCAAAGCAGATATATCATCACTTGCTGATGTAGCATTCTCTGGTGACTATAATGACTTGAAGAATCAACCGACTATTCCAGATGCATCCACATTTGTTCCATATACTGGAGCAACTGCTAATGTAAATATTGGAGGCAATAAATTTATTGCTGATGATGGTTCAGACAATTCACAAATGAGTCCAAGTTTGTTTGGTGTGCAAAACTCTGACACTACAAAGTATTCATATTTGGACAAGACTGGATTGAATGTGACAGATAGTAGTGCTGGAGATACTATGAATGTGAATGCTGGTGGACTAACATTCCCAGATGCAACAAGTCAATACTCAGCAGCAGTCAATTCAGATTGGAATGCAGTATCTGGTCTTGCAGAGATACTCAACAAGCCAACTATCCCAGATGTGCTGGATGACTTGAATGATGTCAAAGTTCCATCACCCAATGATGGTGAAGTCTTGACATATGATACTGCAACAGGATTCTGGGTATCTGCTCCAGCACCTACTGCATCACAAGGATTCCAAGATGTCTTGATTCAAGATTCAGTATTGACTCAAGCAAATGTGATTGATGCATCTGGATTCAACTTTGAGATACAGGATATCTATGACTTAAACTTGACTGGTTCATATAGAGGAACAATCAAGTCAACTATTCCATCAAGTGATACTACTCAAGGACTTGAGTATGGTGCTGACTTTGTCAAGATAGAATGTCAGAACAACACTACATCTGACTATGGTCAAATTCAAGTCAACTCACAAGGAATAGGAATCAGCACACAATCTGGAACAGACTTGACTGCAATCAATATGTCACCAACACAAATTGGAATCAGAACTCCAAATGTGGTTGATGGTATTGCTTCTGTTGGTCAAGTTCTCACTTTACAGAATGCTACCACAGGAGATGTAGAGTATACATCTGCTGGAGTCGGTGACATGACCAAAGCAGTCTATGATACAGATGATGATGGTGTAGTAGACTTTGCAAAAGCAGTCAAGACAAAGGTGAGGAATTCAACTGGAGCAGTCTTGCACAAAGGACACATTGTCTATCTATCTGGTTCAACTGGGAATGTTCCTAATGCAGTATATGCTCAAGCAAATAATGATGCAAATTCAGCACAGACATTTGGTGTAGTCTATGAAGATATAGCAAACAATAGTGATGGTTTTGTTGTGATGCTTGGAGCAATAGACACACTTGACACAAGGACAACTGCTCCCAATCCATTCACATCTGATACTCTTGTGGATGGTCAAGTCATCTACTTGTCTCCCACTACTGCTGGTCATGTGACCAATGTGAAACCATCAGCACCAAATCACTTGGTCTATGTAGGTTATGTGATAAGAACATCTCCGACCAATGGAACAATTGAGTATAGAATCCAGAATGGATATGAACTGGATGAACTGCATGATGTAGTTGCAACTGCTCCAGTAGACAATGACTATATGTACTATGATTCATCAACATCATTGTATAGGTTGAGACAATTGACTGCTGCAAGAATTACTGACTCCACATCTGTTGGACAGAACTTGGTGAAGTTGACGAATCCATCAGCAATCAGATATCTCAGAATCAATGCTGACAATAGTGTGTCTGCTTTGACTGCTTCTCAATTGAAGAGTGACTTGGGATTCATTACCCAGATTCAGTCTACTCAGTTGACCAATTCATCATCATCAATCAATGTCACTATTTCTGGATGTACCATTGCTCTTGAAGCAAACACAAACTATACTGGGAAGATGACAATTGCTTCTGGTAGTGTTCCAGTTCTTGGATATACATTGGTCTTCAACTTTCCAACAGGCACAACCATTCGTGCTGGAAGATTAAACTCAAGCAGCAGCACAACTGCTCAAGTTATGTTGTGGCAGGAGATGACTTCTGGTGTTGCTTTTGGAACTCAGTTTGGGAATGCTCAAAACCAGAGTGGATATGCAGAGATTCAATTGTATATCTCTGTTGGTTCAACTGCTGGAAATTTCACACAAGATTTCCGTTCTGGTAGCAATGGTAGTGCAATCACTATCTATGCTGGACTCACATCAATACAACTTCAAAAAGTATAGACATGAAAACAATACAACCAATCACTATCTGGAAAGATGGTCAATCAAAGCAAGCAACTATCTTGAAGATGTATATCTCATATGATGACTTGACTACTGCTGCAACATTCCAGTATCAACTTTGTGATGATACACTATGGTCAATTGCAGAAGGAAGACTTCAGATATCTGGTGATGAATATGCAAGTTGGGGAGGTAGTGGTGACTCGAATGAGGAAGCATATGTGTATGGTGCAACACAATTGAACTTGACCATCACAGGTGAATATGTTCCTCCAGTAGTAGAATCAATCATTGAAGAATAGACATGGCTGAACTATCTGAACTGAGGAAGATGCTCAATGAGTTTGGTGTGAGAGCAGTTGAACTTGCAAAGAGCAATCTTCAAATCAATCGGACTATTGATGGGAAGCAAAGGAGGAGAGTAGCATCTGGGAAACTTAGAGACTCATTGACATATAGACTATGGAAGAGAGGGAAGACAGATGTCATCATCTTCACCACAAACTCTGATGCAACAAGGGAGTATGCTGATGTCATAGAGGAAGGAAGAAGACCAAACTCAACTCCTCCTCCGATTGCTCCAATCCTTGCATGGATAAAGTTGAAGAGAATCAGACTGAGGAATGTTGACTCTGAGAATGTGATGAAGAGAAGTCAATTCAAGAAGAGAGCAACCAAACCAAAGGATAGAGAAGATGAATTGTTGAACGTAGCAAGGAGGATGTCTATCAGTATTGGGAAGAAGGGAATCAAAGGAATCCACTACTTCCAAGAAGCAATAGATGATGCTCTTGAAGAGTTTGATGAGACCATCATATCATCACTCATTCAAGACATAGAGAAGCAATTGAAATCAGATAAATATATCAAATAGACATGGCACTAACTTTAGTAGACCAACCATATCCATGGACATTGAGAGGACAAAGACTTCTCTACAGAATCTCATCCACCAATGTCACTCAAGATGGTTTCAAGTATGGAGTATCTGTGACAGATGTTGCAACAGGAAAAGTGTATACATTCTTTGTAGACAGGAGTCCATCAACAAATGACTTGCTCTTTGACCTTGCACCAGTAGTGAAGATGTTCAATGATGAGTCTACTCCAGATATGCATACTACTCCAGCAGACAATCCTTGGGATGAACCAATTGGTGGAAGTTGGAAGACATTCACACTTCAGTTCTCAGAATGGTGGATAGTTGGAGGAGTATTGACTGACAATGGAATATACTTGAATCTGACCAACTATATTCTCAATGGATACTATCAACCATTCAATGGATACAAACCAAGTGTTGATGGTGCTGGTGATACTCAACTTGCTCTTGCAAGCAATTCAAGTCGGGTATGGACAGATAGATTCACAGATACACACACTTGGTTCAATGCTCCATATGTTTTGCCAACTTTTGGTAGTCCTACTGCTTATATACCATGCTTTGGTACTGACTATGGATTGATGTATGTTCCATTGAAGACTACTCTTGCTGGGAATGCTGGTGCAATGAAGATAGTGATGTACACTACTGCTGGAGGACCACCAGCAACTCATGAGATTGCTTTGACAGGAACAGAAGTGATTGGTTGTGGAGTCTATCCAATGAACATCAATGATGCTGGTAGTTTCCCCAATTCAGTCAAACCAGCAATGAATCCAAACTGGGTGAGATATACAATCATCTTCTCAGCAACTATTGGTGGATTTCCAACAAGTAACATATACAACTTTTACAATGCAGAGAAGTATGGACAATATGATTGCAGATATGACTATGTGAGAATTGCTTGGGTGAATAGTCGCTCTGGATGGGACTACTTCAACTTTATCAAGAAGAATGAAGTGAGCAATGAGTTTGAGAGAAAGCAGTACAAGAAACTTCTCATGAATGACTTTGGTACATTTAACAATTGGCAAAGACAATTGACAGACAGACAGACCATAGTGACTCAGACATTGACCATCACTTCTGATTGGATTCAAGAGAATGAGTTTGTCTTCTTGAGGAATCTCTTTGCAAGCAACCAAGTTGAAATCATAGAGTCAACATCATCAA